ACTCGCTCTTAAAAAAAATCATCCGTTCTGTACAAGTTTACATTGAATGAACCAGTTTTACCGGTCACTGAGACTGCTTCATTTCCGTATAACTCCTGACACCCTATGTCATCTACGCAATCACGTCCATCGTGACTCACTGGGAGGGGGTAGAGGTTCTCACCACCTGTTGTGGTGTAGTAGTGGTAGCGATCGCGGCGACCCCTGACCTCTTTTCCATAGAGGGGTAGGGTCTCATCACCTTCACCGATGAGGACACCCATCTGCTGCATATGACCAGGTTTATATTGCTTGATGGGAGGCTCCCTAAACTCTGGGCTACGAGATCTCTCTTGACGCTCCATACGTCTAGGTGGTACGGGCATCATGGGTACTCCCACTGGAACTTCAACCACTTTTGGGTTTTGGTACATATATCCCACGACGATGACTAGGACAATGAGGGCAGCCCATAAAAGTTGTGTCTTTGTCTTGTTCTTCATATACTGTACTTAAGGAAAAAGTTTTACATCAATCTATGAAGCCAATCAAAATTTATGAAAACTTTCTAGGTGATGATGAATTAGAATTAGCACAAAAGATCATAGAAGATGTAAATTGGAAATATACAAATAAAACAAGGGTTGATACACCCCGGTTTTGGATTGCCGATTTGCATGATGAACCATTGTTTAAAAACACAATACTTGAAAAAATTGAAAATAAAATTGGAAAAAAATTTGAATTAAAGCGAGTCTATGCCAATGGTCAGACATTTGCACAAGATGGTTCATATCACACCGATCACATGGATGAGGGGGTGTATACATTTATATTATACTTAAGCGCTATAAACCGTGATAATATAGATATCGTTAACGGATTCACACAATTTAAAATTAACAATAAAGTGATAAATGTAGAACCTTACCTAAATCGCGGTGTATTTTTTAATGCTAGTATTATACACAGAGGTTTGGCACCATCTAGACACACAGATTTTTTAAGAGTTTCCGTAGCTTTCAAGTTAAAGGAAAAAAATGAAAATACATCATGAAACCTATAACCGTTTATGATAATTTTATCAGTGATGAGGAACTTGAAGAGGCTTATCAATTTATTAATAAAGAGTATACTAACACTGTATTAAATTGGCGTTTTAATAGCATAGATAACTGTTGGAAAAAACTTTTGTATATCTCAGAAAAAAATATGGTGCACCAAATTCCGATGAGTTTTCCATGCACTTCGGTAAGAAACTTCATATTAAAAATGAAAAATAGAATAGAAAAATGTACGAAAAATGAATTTAAAATATCACGAGTTTATTTAAACCGTCAAAATTGCGGCGAAGATGTACCAATGCATATAGATGATGGGGTAAACCCAAACGCGTATACATTTCTAATATACATGGGTGATATTACACCTGAAAACTTTGATAAAGTTGGTGGAATCTTAGAATTCAAAAACAAGGAACGTACGAAAATTGAACCATTTACCAAAAGAGCTGTATTATTTAGGTCTGATATTTTTCACAGCCCTTTTGGACCTCTGATACCTGGTGTAACTCGTATTTCACTTGCGTTAAAACTTATATTGAATTCTCCTTTTGTTATAAGATGGACTTAAGTTAAAGGTTTCAGATGACGTGAAAACATGAATGTACTCGCCATAGATATAGGGTACCATAATATGGGTCTCGTTATTGCCGAATGTGGGAACGGACCAAAGATTGTTGTGAAGTATATAAAGAAGGTGAGTTTAGAAGACTATAAATATATTCAAACAAATGACATAGTTGACCTCGTACCCCTCATGGTGGATGATCATAGAGATATATTCGATGGTGCAGATACAATCCTAATAGAGAGGCAGCCACCAGTTGGTTTTACGAATATTGAGGTACTTCTACATTACATGTTCAAAGATAAAGTGATTCTGGTTTCACCTGTGAGCATGCATACACATTTCGGTATGAGACATCTAAACTATGAGGAAAGAAAGGAAAGAACTGTCAGTCTCGCGGAAAAATACACTGAGGTTGACATTCCATATGAGAGAAAGCACGATATAGCTGATGCCATATGTATGCTTTTGTATCACAATTTCAAAGTGACTACTCACTTCTTTGATAAGTTCAAATATTTAAAGAAATCTTCGTAATTAATGTTAACACAATGAGTTTGATATATAGATTCACACCCAAAAAACTAGACGAACTTTCCCGTAACTTACCATCTGACCAAATTTTTTTACTTGAAAATTTTATTTCGGATGAACTATGTGATAAAATTAGAACCGAAATTGAACATAGAGCTACAATTGATGAAACTGAGATTGTTCGTGATACGAATGTAAAATGTAAGAATTTAGTTCTAAAAGATAAAGATTTAACATTTGATAATACAATTCGTGATAAATTAAAAAAATTCGGAACTTCAGTTAACAGGAATTATGGTGTTAACACTCCATACATTGAAGATACGAATTATAGAAAAATATATGGCAACACTCGTCTTCATGTAGATGGTGTCAATAGTAAATCTAGAACAACGTCGGCTAAAAGGACCTTGTCTATTATCATATGTTTAAATGATGATTACGAAGGTGGTGATCTTGTGTTCCCGAGTCAAAAACGACATATAAAACTAAAGAAGGGGCAAGTGATAGCATTTCCCCCATATTGGACGCATCCTCATTACACAAACGATCTAAAAAATGGTACATTTAGATATACCATAAATACATGGTTCTATGAATTTTAAATATTCACCTAAAGTATAATGCCAACCGTGAAACAAATTCAGAGTGCGCGTAAAAAATTAAAGTCCGCACCCAAACCAAGGGGGAATAGCCCCAAGATACCAACAGCTGCTTTACTTCGCATCATCAAAGCGGATCCCAAGGTGAGCCGTAATAAGGAGTTCATGAAGCGTGTTCATGAACTTACGAAGAAGAAGTAGACTTCTTCTTCTTTTTCTTTTGCTCACCCAGAATCTCTAGAGAATTGACAACCTTTTCTAGAACATGTGTCATAGTGTAAGTACCCGGATTGTTCATGTACTTCTTGAGCTGTTCAATATTGTGCTCCAGAGAGTTCTTCTCGTCATTGATCTGCTCATTAAGAATCTTCATACGCTCCTTAGTCTCCTCGATGATCTCGTCAAGTTCCCCCTTCTTATTTTCAAAGTCGTCATCTAGCTTACAAATCATATCCTCCAGGTAAGAATATTGCTTTGTAAGTAGTTCTTTCTTTACCGAAGACTTTGCTACACCGATACGCCTATCAATGTCAGTCATCTCTTTCTCAATGATATCTAGGGACTTCATGTAGTTTGTTTCCATCAACTTTCTTTGACCCTCGATGTGTCCAAGGTTGGCTTCATGTTGTGCGAGTTCGTAACGAGAGTTGCTCATGGTTTTCTAATTGTTACTAGAAGCGAATCTTTATATCACTTAGGGCCCTTTCCAGCCATGAGTTCTTTGAAGTCATCAATAAAGGTATCAAATCTTCCGAGGCGAAATTGTACGAGACCCCAAAGCATGAAGAATATGGTCTTTGTGAGATTATTCACCTCATTGTCTTCCATTTTGTAAATTGGACTCACCACACGGTGCATAAAAGTCTCCTCCTTCTGCTGACCCGTCACGTACATCTCAGCCTGTGTCAAGGCACATGTATCGTCGTTCACGCTCCAGTGATAGAACAGGAAGGGAATAAGTATGGAGTAAAACTCTAGGTTACGTCTATCATTTGTGAATGGAATCACGAGGATAGCGATGAGAAAAACAAGATGAATCCAGAATATTATGTTCATCTATTATAAGATGAGCGAAGAAAATTTTGGTAGTATGTCTACCTCAGCTCTTAGAGAAAAAGAACTTGAACTCAGAGAAAAAAGTTGGAATGATCAACATGAAAGTATTTTGCGTCAGTGGGGTGAAGCTTCGGGGTGTTACAGGTACATGAATCACAGAGCGTATCTCATGTATAAGTCCCTGTCAATGCGTTTTACTTTGCCTGTCATTGTTCTCTCGACTATCACTGGTACCGCGAACTTTGCCCAGGATCAATTCCCTGAGTCAATGAAGGCTTCTGTTCCATCTATAATTGGTGGTCTTAACTTGGTAGCTGGTCTCATCGCAACGATTATGCAATTCCTGAAGATTAACGAACTGATGGAGAACCATAAAACTGCGGCACTGGCCTACGGTCTCCTATCCCGTAATATTCGTCTCACATTGGCTTTGTCTAGACGTGAACGTAGTTCGGATGGTTTGGACTTTGTGAATACATGCAAGGCTGAATATGATCGCCTGATAGAACAGTCGCCGGCGATTCCTACGAGCATCCTCAACGAGTTTGAAAAAGAATACCCCTTGGATAATATGTTCACGAAACCGGAGATTCTTAATGTGAGAGCCATTCCAAAACTTAAAATTGCAAACGTGACCGAACAGATGACAAGGGGTGGTCCATTCAGTAAATGGGGTGAATTGGTCAAATCTAAAAGTGACTACAACGAGAAGACGAAACTTTTAGAAGAGATGGATTCTGAGGAAAGCGAGGAAGAGGAGGAAGAAGACGCTAAATCTGCGGTGTCTGAAGAAGAGATAGACGTTGAGCAAGGTACACCAAAAGAATGAGGACAGCGATATTAGTTAAAGCTGCACACAACGCATATGGTAAAATTTTCCTTTTTAAAGGTTTTACGATACGTTCTTGTAGTGCGTCATTTTCTAGCACCAAATCTATGGCTTGATTAGTAAGGTCATCGATGGACTCTTTCATTAAAATAGTTGAACAAAAAAAGGAAGAGCCTGTTGCCACACTTCACACGAAGCAGATTGACTTATTGAAGAAGTACATTAGTCAGAGAAAGAATGTATTCATCTGTGGTTCGTCGGGTGTAGGAAAGACGTTTGTGTTGAAGTCTGTTCTGGATGAACGGAATAGTGTGGAGATAGAGAAGGATCATCTAAAGTCTAAATCACACTTCCTCACGTTCATCAAAACAGCACCCAAACATGCATATATTGAAGACTATGATTCCGACTACAAAAGTCTAGTAGAGAGGGTATCCGATGGTGACCGTGTATCACGTGGATCCCTCGTGGTTACATCTACGAACATGTGTATGTTT